GCAGCCTCATCTAATTTATCCTGAGCCTCCATTTGCTTTTTCTTTTCATCCAAAGCTTTAGAGTTTGCTTCACCTCTTTCTTTAAGGTTTTCCTTTTCTGTTTTAGTTAATCGTTTACTACCTTCTTCAAATCTGCCAAATGCTGCTTTACCTGCATCCATTGCTGCAGGAATTGCATTCTTAATCTTATCATATCCTTCCGATACAGTATCAAAATCAAGTGTAAAGATACCTTTAAGAATTTGACCTACACCAACACCTACATTCTTAACAAGGTTAAATAAGCCTACAAGAGTTGAATAAAATATACCAATACCTTTTGTAATGTATGGTAATGCAGCAGTTGCTAATTCTAAAAATGAATCAATCAGGGGTTCTAGTGCTGCAAATATACCACCAAGGATTTTTTCAAATGCTATAAGAATGGGTTCCAGTTTCTTTCCTGCTCCTTCTACATTATTAAATGCTGCAACTAATCCACCAACAGCAGCAACTATTAAACCGATACCTGTTGCTTTAAGAGCAGTACCAAATGATACAGTAGCTACTTTTGCTTTATTAAGAGCACCACCTAACATACCTATAGGTCCGCCGGCAGATTCAAGAGTATCAATCCAATCAGCTGCGCCTGCTTTACTTCCTTTAATCTTATCTTCCAAATCATCTATTTCATTGGCAAGTTTCTTAAATTCAGCAGAGCCGGCAGCAGTTTCTTTCAATTGCTTTTTCAATTCTTTTAATTGAGCAATCGAACCTGCTGTATTGGTTTCTACATCTACTTTTATTTTGACTTTCTTCTCAGCCATATTCTTTTAATCCATTTAAATGTTTCTTTCCATGTGGTAGGTAATGCGTATTTCCCCTTTGCTATATCAATCGTTTCGGATTGATTATAGTATTCATTTGCTTGCAGTAAATCTATTATACCTTTAATCATATATTAAAAACAATTTTATTAAGGAATATTAGTGATACTTCCACTATACCAACGTGCTCTAGTATTTGTATTATCTTTCGCAATTAATCCTATAGCTACCCAATCTGATGGGATATTTAATTCTACAAAATCACCAATTGATGCAATTTCCACATTTTCACTAAATAAAATTGCATCTCCATTTATGTTATTTAAATAATAAACATCCCAATTTTTATTAATTCCATCTATTTCTAATAATTCTATTTTTACCATTTTATTTATTTTATGTTGTAAAGTTTGCTGAACTTGTAAATGTGTGATAATAATAGGAACCCGAATTAACTACTTGTCCACCATTAATAATTTGTCCATAGCTGGCTGTATATCTCAATTTAACAATACCACTACCTCCAGCTTTTGCTACATATATTCCAGTACCTGAAGTGGTTGCACTTCCGCCGCCACCTCCACCTGTATTATTAGAACCTGCAGCTGCTGCAGCAACAAGTTCGGATGCACCTCTACCACCTCCGCCAATTCCACCAAGTCCAGCTCTATCACCTGTTCCAGAATAACCACCTCCGCCACCTCCTGCGTAATAATTACCATCTAACCAAGCAGAACCGCTTCCGCCACTTCCTGCACCATAAAAAGGTCCTTGATTGATGAATGATGAACCTGATTTTGCGGCACCTCCACCTCCGCCACCATTCGCAGCGGATCCACCAAATAGTTTTCCAGTACCACCGTTTGTACCTTGTCCAGATGTACCTTCCGAACCTGATACGCTGATGCCACCATCTGCACCTGTCCCACCACCACCAGAACCACCAACACTACCTGTTGCAAAGGAGCCTGTACCATATCCACCAAAACCCCCACCTAATACAAATTCATTTATAGCTGATCCTGAAATAGATGATGTTTCACCATTTGAACCAGTTATACCGCCTAAACCAACAATCGCCGTATAAGTTAGTGCATTTGGTGTAGTAAATGATCCAGATTTTAATCCTCCAGCACCTCCACCACCGCCATATCCTAAGCCGCCGCCACCACCGCCACCTACCATAAGGTATTCAATGGTATATTGACTAACTGTATAATTTACACTAGCTGTAATATAATAATCAACTCCTCCCGTAACAACAAACGATGCTGTCAGAGTTGTATTTATAGATGATGATACTGCTACGGTTGCTCCACCATTTATATTTAAACTCATCGTCATTACTCCGCCTACTGGGAATGGTGTTACATCCAATTCAGCATTTACTATATGAGATTGAGATACAAATAAACTACTACCTTGAGTTACTGATGATGATACTTTAAGTGAACCATTATCGTATATTCGGAATGATGAAGTTACATCACTATCTGTAATATTTGTCCAACTAATAGATGCTGTCGTTGGTGGAGTTGGCGGAGGCGGTGGTGGCCCACTTAAAGCATCTGGAATAATCGGGCCCAATAATTGTAATTCACAATCACCTGTTTTAAGAGAATAATTATTTATTGCTCGAAGGTGATAATAGTTTCCTCTAAAATTTACAATATCATTCAATTCCATTTTAATATAATCAGCTAAAGGTATTATTGCTTTTGCTGTTAATAAACGGGTCTTTGGATTGTAAAGAAGTGATACATAACTATCCCAATATTCTGTAAAAAGAGATGATGAAGGAAGTGAACCATAAGCTACTGCTTCATTATTAAAAAGAAGTGATTTACTTCCTGCTGTTGGGAAACTACCTGATACTACATTATAATTGTCAAAATATGGAAATGCAGTTTGCGTTTTAACTACACCCGATGTTGTTAATGACCCACTTTCAAAATAATAAGTTTCACAATCAATCAATCCGTTATAATAAAACAAACGTGGTAGTACACGACTAGGATTATAATTTTGGTCGGAAATGTAAGTTGGTATGTTTATAGGAATTATCTGTGACATAATTAGCAAGATTGTAATAGTGAAACTTGACCACTTGAGTCAATATATGCTGAATACTTTTGGTAGAAATAAGGATAACCAAATTTCCAATAAGAGAATCCTCCATCAAATACGGTAGTTAAATTACTATCTGCGTATAATTGAGTAACATTTTGTGGGTCACTTTCAATAGCATATACAATAGTTGGATAGTAATAAGTTTGTGAACATGCTGATAGGTTATCATACCATCCTCTATCACCAATAACATATTGATAAGAAGTTACAGGCGGAACTATACCACCGACACTTCCTGAAAGACCTGTTCCTGCAATACGGATAAGTGGTGATGAAGCAAATGTTGTTTTTACTTCAAACTTACCTTGTGAGAAAAAGTTTTGTGTATCTGTATAATATGTTTTACCATATTCTCTATTTGCTGCTTTACTGAATTGTTGTGAAATATAATCTTGGTCAAGTGTATCACCAAAATTTAATTCATTAACAGCAAGGTTGTTAGCAGGAATTACTTCGATAGTTTCATCCAAATTAATATATTTGTTGAAATCCCATCTCTGTCCTTTGTAATACCATTCATAAAATGGCTCTATAATAAATTCGTTATTACGGGTTTTGTTAGGATATATTACAAGATTAAATTTCCTTTGTAATCCTACAATAAAATCAATTTGCTTAATCCCATTTGTACCGAATGGCATATTAGAAGGTATATCCATAACTCTACCATCAGCAGCTTGGTCAACTTGTTTAATCTCAATATAAGATTTAGTTGTACTACCTGGATCCAGAGTTACAAGTGGTTGCGAAGTTGGTGGTGCGTTATTAGGAGATTGTCTTATCTGAAAATAATAATCACCAACAGGTATATCAAATAATTTAAATTGCTGTGATAATTCGTATGTTGTGTTTATACCGCCTGTTCTACTATTTTGTAATTGGTCAAAGAAACTAATAAATGATTGTAATGCAATAGTTGCTACTGGTGTAAAACTACCTGTTTGTACCATTCTTAATCCCCATGTTCCATTTGCCGAAAATGTTCCTGGCATATTATTTACAGAGCAACTAACATTTACATTTATGTTTAGTACGCCTGAAAGATTGCTTCTTTTAGTAACTCTATATGTTCCATCGTTATAAAAACCTTGCACATCACTCAATTCGTTATACCAATTTAGTGTAGTCCAACTGCCTGATGCTAGGTTTGTATCTGTCATTCCACTACCTGATATTGGACCTACTTTTATTTTACCAAAGGTTTCCAAATCAACACCATTAAATTCAGGATATTTTAGTGAGTGGTTACAAAGCATATACACATTATCTAATTCTCCACCTTGAATAAATGAAGAAGAATATGTAAATCCCGCTTCTTCGAATATTGCATCTAATACTGCTTTGACTCTTATAGCAGGTTTAAAGTTTTGAACTGTTAGGCCTCCATCTTGACTATTGATTCCAAATGTTTGAAGTGTACCTTGTGTAAATTGATATCCTGTACCATAATCTGCAAGAGGATAAACTATATCACCATTAAATAATCCACCACTCCAACTTGCTGTAATATTATTGTAAGATGCTGTATGATTATATTGTGATAGTGTTGATAATTCAGTTAAGAAACTTCTGTTAATATCTCTACCAAAACTCGATAGAGTACCATAGATTGTTACTTCGTATGATTCAATAAATTTATTTGCTCTGACATTTACTTTATTTAATTGTAAGTATCCTTGCGAAAGATATACAGAATCAAAATCAAAGTATGCAGGTACTTTTATATTCGTTGCAAAAAGGAATGGATTATCAACCGATATATCATAAACATGCTCAAAGAAAGCATTGTTTACTTTTGTTCCTGGTAGAGTAATTTGACGAGTAAAGTCAGATGGTAGCACACCTAAATCAAATAGACCTGTTACGTTATTTGATAATTGTATATCTTCATCATCAAATATGTCTAATTGTTGTCCGTTTGCTATTAATCGGAAAGTAAACGCCTGAGTCGAAGTAATCCCCATTACATTATAAGTTTATAAGGTTGACCAAATTGGAACTCAAATTGATATTGAATTACTTTATCAACTACTCCTGTCTTAAATTGAATATTTTCAGTAATAATAGTTATAGGTCTTACATCCTCACTTGCTTCATCATAAACCCAATATATTTCTTCAGCAACTAATAATTGCTTAAGAATATCATTATAAGCTTCAGGTAACCAGTTAGAATTTACAATTATTGTTTGTTTAGAATCTACAATGTATGCCTGATTTGCAGTATCGTAATTTTGATATCCAAATGTAGAACTTTCCCAAGTACCTAATTGTGGTTGATATGTTTTTCTTTGTGTGCTGAAAGATTGTTTATTCACCATATCAAAGTTCATATAATCAAATTGTCCAAAACGATTTTTCCATTTTATTCTTACGTTTGGATATTTTTGTTCACATACGATATCATATTTTATAGATTGACCTAATGCAGTTGAGCCTGAATAAGCTTGTATTGTGAATGAATCATATGAGCCAGAAAGTGGAAAACCTGCTTGCAAAGGCCCTATTGGATATTGTTGTATTTGAGCAGTAGATGCTGTTGTAAATGAAACAGAATAATCAGCCGATTGTATGGATGAAGAATATACTACTTTTGTTGGAACAGGTGCTCCACCATTTGCACCACCCCATACTCCTGATGTTCCGTAATTAGTTAAGAATGCTGATTGTGTTGCTGGCCCACTTGTCATTAGAGGCCAATGTACTGATGCTGATGAAATGTTTTGTGAAATAGGTTCTTGGAATACTCCATATCCATCTAATGCTTTAAACGTACCAGATTTTATATGCGAACCTGTCACATATGAACTACCTGAAAGAAATTGCCAATAGAAATCAAGAGCAAAATAAGTTACATTTGAAGTATTAGCAATTGCAAGACTTGTAAGAGTTGAATTGATTATTCTATTGAAATCAAAAATACCTACATCTGAAGTATTAGGAAACTTAACAAGTGTGTAATCTGCTACTGATGCAGAACTTTGCATACTACCTGTCCAATAGTATAAATCACCTACATATTGAAATGATGATGATGTGTATACGGGTGTACTTTCTGACACCGTAAATATAATTGGTGATTGTGCTAAACTAACTAACGCAGGTGTTTGAGTAATGGATAAAGCCATTGTGTAATTCTTTTATATAAAAACCAATAAAATCGGAAAAGTATTTGATACCCCTACTTTAATTCCTTATCTATCTGCTTTGATATACTTTCGAAAAGTTTATCTGTAAGAGAATCAATGTATGTATCTAATTCTTTTTGAAACTCTGATGATTCGTATGCTTTACTTCCGTAGTTTATCGCATCAGGTATATTTTTGGTTTTACCTTTACGGACTGTTTTACTTACAGTCGGGTCATTCCAAAATTGACCATATTCTGCTCCTGGTGGTGCAACATCAATACCAAATTCGAAAGTATTAGTACCACTCTTAAGGTCATTAATTATTCTTTTTTCAGCCTGTGCAGAATTACCACCTATAATTTTTCTACCTGTATTGGCTTCTTTCAATTTCTTTTTAAGATTGCCAGTTTTCTTTGGTGCTTTTTTAGATACTAAATTACCTAATGTGCTTGCTACTTCTAGTAATGTTTTCATATTATGCGAATGCTACTCTGTTCCATGCACTTCCTGAATAGAACCATAGATTTGATGCAGATACTGCTAATTGTCCATCTGCTCCTGTTGGTAATGGGTCTAATTGTGCAAATGATATTACATTAGAAAGTGAAAGTGAACCTGTCACAATTGTGCTACCACTTACTGTCAAACTTCCTGTAAATTGTGAATTACCTATTACATCTAATTCAATTGCTGCCGAAGATGAAAGAGTAAGTGAGCCTGTTATGATTGTATTTCCATTAAGTGTACTTGCACCACTTACATTAAGAGTTCCCTCAATGAATGTGTTAGAGCCAGAGTCAATTAAGAAACCGGTCTTTCTTGCAGTTGTAGATGTACCTGTACCTACAACAAAAACATTTTCAGCTGAGCGATTTTTTGTACCATCTGCGTTGAAACGACCTGCGAAAAGTGAACCATGACCTGTTGTAATACCACCGAAAACAGGATTACCACTACTACCAGTCACAATCAAATTATTACCAATTATACCTGTGTTTGATAGGGAGTTAGAGCCTGTTGGGCCTGTAAGAACGAATGGTGAATTACTACCTACAATAAGACTTCTATATATACCACCTTGATAATCTAAATCTTGTACATCATTAGGGTCGTTACTACCACTAAATGTCATTCCATTAACACCGAAAAACCCAGATTGATAAATACCTACAGCATTACCTGCAGCAGATACTCTTGAACTACCTGATGAATTATTAGTAAAAGTGTTAGTTCCATAAAATAAAGATGTACTTGCATCAATTGATGAACTATTCATATTAAAGGTAGCAGCACCTTGAATCTGATTACCACCAATACTTACTACTTGTGTTAAACGAGTTCTATTTGCAACTAAACCAAACGTACCACCAATTAGGTTATTTGTTATTGATACACCATTAACCGCCTGTTGGAAGTTATTTGCTGCTGATGTACCCAAATTTAAAGCTCCATTTAAAAGTAAATTGGTATTTATAGTATATGCAGATGAACTTATAGGCCCTCTTATTGTTATTGGATTTGCCGTAGCTATAGAATATGCTAAAATATTACCTGTTATAGTAGGTGAAAATTGCATTGACCCACTTATCTGTGGCAATCCACCCATTAAACTCATATTACCTGCAGTTAAGTATCTTTTAAAACCTGCAGTTGGGTTACCTGTATTTGTGAATATATTACTACTACCACTTAATATAGTATCTGCTGTATTATTATTTGTTTTAAATACGATATTTGTCAAACCATTTGCAGCTGCAAGTGATGCGTTAGATGAACTTATGTGTGCTGATGCTGAATTACTTCCTCTTGCTACTACATAGAAACCACCTGATATCGGATGAAGTGATGTGAAATTACCAGCTGCATCTTGCAAAGTTTCAGTACCACTAAATACATTTGAGCCTGTAGTTGCAAATCCACCTAAATTGAATGTAGTTGTATCCCCTTTTGTAAAAGTTAAGTTACGAGTTCCGTTATCGAATGAAGCAGTAATTAGGAAACTACCACTTTCTGTTTCAGTTACATATGATGCAGTTGCTGCGTTTAATGCAGATATAGAAACATTTGCACTTTGAGTAAAACTATTTATATTAGTTATAGATGTATTAACACTAGCACTATTTGCTTCTAAACTACTTACTCTTTGGTCGTTAGATGAAGTATAAGAATTGAATGAAGCACTACTTGCAAATGATGCAGTTGTGATTTCAATAGGTTGGTTGTTTGAATTACCTGCCCACATATATCCATTATCTAAACCTGGTAATTGTGCAGGACCTGGGTTTAACACCAATCCTTTTCCACCAGCACCTTCTTTGGTTATTACTCCTAATAATTGAGTAATTGAATTGCTACCTGATGGTAAAGATGTTGAATATCCACCACCTTCTGCTACATATATTGATTGACCTGCTACATAGCCTGTCAAATTTATTCCTTCTATTAAACCTAATATAATTGCGTTTGTAGTATTTGATACACCAATAGTTTCATTAGATATAAATGTTACTGGCATCTTATTAGCGTCAGCTGCATCTGCTTTATATACTATTGGATTTGCACCTTGACTACCACTAATATATAATGGGTCACCTTTTGTGATATTCTCACCTGTAAATACTACTTCAAAAATTGTAGTTGCTGCACTACCGGTATCAACACTTACACTAAATGTAGATGAATTACCTTTTGTAAAAGTAATTGTGTTTCCACTTGCTGATGCAGTTACTAATGCTAAACTTGCAGAAGTAAATAAACTTGCAGTTGCCGAATTTATATTTGTAATACTGATTTCAGCTGATTGAGTAAAATCTTCAATCAAATCTAATCTCATTGCAGAGGAAGTTATAAATGTATTTACACTTCCTGTATAAGTCCCTAAATTACTATTTTGTGTTAATTGAGATGAAGTAAATGAATTTAAATTACTAATTGATACATTTACACTACCGCTATTAGTTTCCAAACTGCTTACTCTCTGGTCATTACTTTGTGTATATGCGTTAAATGATGCAGTCGTAGTTAAACCACTTATATCAACCGATGAAGTCAATACAGGTGTTCCATTAACTGTTAAACTACCTTGCACCTTAACACTACCCGAAAGAGTTTGTATGTCTGTCAACTCATCACCAAACTGATTCGAACCCGAAGAATATATTACACTTGCTGTTTCGAAAACGGTTTGTAAGTAAGTAAATGATGCAGAAAACGCAGATATGTTACCTGTAATAGTTTGATTGCCAATAAAGGTGTTACTACCGGTTGTTGCGTATGAACCAGTCTTAGCTTCTAAAGCATCTATCTCACCTGCCAATAATACATTTACAGCCGCTTGCGATTGTGTAAATGAATTTAAATTACTTATAGAAGTATTTACTGATGCTGAATTTGTATTTAAAGCACTTATAGATATTTTTGCACTTGCACTAAAAGTATTTAATTCAGTTATAGAAGTTACTAAACTTGCTGTTGATTGTGAAGCAGTGAATGTATTTAATGCAGATATAGATGTATTAACACTTGCACTTGTTGTTTCCAAAGAACCCAATCTTTGATTTGCAGATGATGTAAATGTATTATATCCTGTATTGATATTAAGTTGAGATGCAGTAAATTGATTTAATGCAGTGATGTCACTACCACTCACATCAGGTAATATTATACCAAATGTAGAGTTATCACCTTTTGTAAAAGTCAAAGTTTGTCCACTTAAAGATGCAGTTGTTAATGCAAGACTAGCAGATGTATTTAAATTACTTATAGAAGTTGCCTGGCTTGCTGTGGTTGAATTAATATTTGCAATTGATACATTGACACTAGCCGAAGTAGTTTCGAGGTTATTCAATCTTATATTTGCAGATGATGTGAAAGTATTTATATTGTTTATAGAAATTAAAACACTTGCAGTCGTTAATTCAATATTACTTAAACGAATATTTGTAGAAGCAGTATAAGCATTGAATGAAGAAGTAGTAACTAAACTACCTGTATTAATATTTGTTACTAATGATGATGTCGGAAATGCAATGGTTCTACCACTACTATTACCTACATAAAGATAACCTTCTTGTAATGAAGCACTGAATGTGCCTGAAAGAAATAGATTACCTGCTGTATTTACAGATACACCAATAGAATTACCTAAACCATCTTCTAAACCAATAAGTGTTGCCGAAGCAGTATTATTAGTTCCTAAATGGATTAGTGATTGATAAGATTGCGAAATATAAAGGTTACTTAAGCTTCCCATTCGTTTTTATTTTTATTTTATACTGTTGCCCATGTTCTAAATTCTGCACTTGTTCCACTCCATGCAGCCGGAGTTGTTGACCATACTTTTGGATTTATCCACAATTCACACTCCACACAATCATCATATCCATTTGGATAAGGCCAGTTTATCATTGGTAGATTATTCAAATCCCAATTCCCAAACTCTAATCCATCCAGTACTTGAAAACATTTTAAGTTTCCATAATCAGCAGGTTGTAATGCGTTTATATATGTTGCAAATACTCCACCGACCGATTGTCCTGTTCCGATACTAATTGTTGCAAGGAATTCTTGTCCCGTTATACAATCAGATATCTTATATCCGTTAATAGCTTCTTCAATCAAAAAAAAAAGACAACGGTTTTTATCGTTGTGAGTAGTGAGAGTGAATCTGGCCATCCACCCCGCCAATCCGTTATTAAACTTATCGGCGAAGGGTTCACAAATTATATCCCCATTCACTTCAAACCCATCTACACTCTTTTGTGTGTATGCAGTTAAATCATTTAGAATACTTAATGTATTTGCATGAATGTCAACTGTATCATCTACACCAAAGAATTGGATAGTTTGAGCGTTAGTACTCCCTGTTGATTCGTTGTTTTTATTTTTAATTTTATCTGCTACTGTCAATTCTACTTCCCATTCAGTAACGGTATCACCGAAGTTTGTCGAAATGATTTGCACATTACCGATTGGATAAGAAGGAAATTCTCTTGTATCAAAATCACTCATATCACCCTGTGTCACCACCTCAATAGAAGGGTGATTACTCATAATTGTTTTAAAGTAATTAAGAGTATTGTAATAAAGTGTGTAATTGATACCTGAATTATGTACGATTGCTGCCATAGTTTATAGTTGAATACCTGCAAAATATTGTGATGTTTGGTCAGGATATATCTGTGTTTGATTACCTACACTTTCCAAATATTGTGGAATGTTTTGTGAGTAAGCAATTAGATAGTTTTGTAATCTTAATGCGTAATAATCAGCATTTGTTTGTGCGATTTGTTTAAGATAATCTATTTCCAATTTAGAAGGTGCAACACCTTGTTCACTTTGTTGCTTTACTGCACCATTCGATTTAAATTGTACTGAACTAAACGGAATATATTCTACACATGAATACCATATCAATGTATTCTTTATATAATCATCTAAAAGGTCTTGATAATAAACACTTAATGAACTAACAGTATTTGCAACTATTTGGTCCTGTAGATAATCAAATAAGACAGTTCCAATTAAATTCTTTATGTACTTATCCTGCGATACTCTAACAAAAGGTAAAAGTGCATCAGCATCAATTGCTCCCTGTAATGGTGTGTTTTTAATTATGTCGTTTCTGTTTATGAATAATGCGTAGCTCATAGTTTATTTGTATATTTCGTATTCTTTATTATTAAATTCTAACATAGAGAATGATTCTATATTTTGGGTATCTGGCATTGGTTCTGCTTGAGTTTGGTCTTCACTATCTTCACTTGTAGCCGGATTTTCTAATGCTTTATTAGTTTCATCTTCAACCTGTGCTACTGATTTGCCAGTTTCTTCTGCAGTTTGAGAAAGAATTACTAATGGAGTTAATTGCTCAAAGTATAATTCTGCATTATCTATACCACCCATTGTCAATGCGTAATCTAATGAATTAAGTATTAGATTTTGGAATGGAGATATCGTCATTGTTTGTAAGATACTAAATGCAGTTTTCATTTCTTCTGATTGAGAAGAGAAACCATTGTTTTGTGTTCTGATACCGAAAAGAAGTGGTGATGTAATTCTATGTGCTACAAGTATTCTGTCCTGTACATACTCTGCAACATATTGATACTTGTCATGCAAATTAGCGATATCAATTATATCAAGGGTAGGTTTAGTAGCAGGGTCATCGTTAAATGAAACCATAAAACGTCCTGCGTTATCTGTACCTGTGAATTTAGACTGAATCAAATCCTCTATTGTTTGTCTTTCTTCAGGAGCAGGTACACCATTATTAAAGTTAATCATTACAGCAGGTAAGAAACCATTTGTAATATTATTGTAATGTAAATTAGATACTTCACCTTCACTCACACTAAATTGTAATGCTGAAACCCAATCAGGTAGAGCATAATAGTAAAGCCCTGGGCAATAATGTTTGATGTAAAGTATTTCCATCTTTTCATTAGATGTGCCGAAAGCAGGTATTTTCTTTTTATCTTTTACCTTTCTACCATCTGACCAATCTGTGCAATAATAATAATTTTCAATCTTTGGAGACCTACCTAACTTTTCTGCACGAAGTGTTTGAACTGGAACATGATACATTTTAATTATACGTGTATGGTCATCATTCCAATAAACAGTATATGCAGCATTACCATAAAGTTTTAAATCAAATGCAACTCTTTTAGTTTCTTCCTGTGGAATAAGTTTTTGTAAGATTTGGTTTTTAGTTTCGTCTTTAGAATACAATCCTTTACCGAAAATAAGGTCAGCCAATCCTTCAACACATGCTGCATTAGTTGTAGATACATTATATGCAGATGTTACTGCTGCGAAAAAATCATCATGTCCATAAACACCAAATGGTATCCATGCATATCTTGTCTTGCTATCTTCATTGATGATAGGCATCATGTTATTTTGTACATTAACAATAGCAAAGTTTTGTCTTCCTTTCATATTAATCATAAATTATATATTTGTTCTCCGATGTGTGAGAAATATATTGTGTGTTCTTATTTTCGTATACTGATTTATCTGTTGATTGAGATGCAAATACTTGCACACTACCATTCCATATTATTGACCCGGTTGCACCTTGATTAGTTAATACCGCTCTATATTCTCCTGCAACAATAGCACCACTAATACTTGCAGTGAATGCTAATATATTTTCGTATGGAGTGAATGATACACCACTCAAACTTGCTGTATATGTGTTTAATCCCATCATATCAGTCAGGCTCATAGTATATGCATTACTACCTGTGTTCTGTGTTCTGATGGTCCATTCGTTAGATTGTGATATGAAATAGCTCAGCATTATGTTGCATTTATATAATTAAAAACAGGACTTTTCTACAAAATAGTTAAAACAAAAAAACCCCACTCAATTAAGAGTAGGGTTTGTTTATTTACTTTTGTAATACAAATTATGAGTTTGTTCCGTACACAATTGTTGGTAATCCGTTTCCAGTCAATGCTGCAAATGGATTTGAAGTAGATGAGCCAGAGATAAATGCTGCTGGTAATTGCTCCTGACCTGTGAAGGTAACTGAATAACCATAAAGGTCACCCAATGCTGCACCTGTTTGTAGAGTACCCGCAGTTACATCTGCACCTTCTCTTTCACCAACTAATAATGCATCTCCATTCATTGTCCAGATTACGATTTTTGGTCTACCATAAGCCATAAGCTTCATTTGAGTAGTCATTTCGTTTGTAAGTTTCTTAAGATTAAGAACTAATTCTTGTGAGAAGAATGTAGTACCATTATCTCTTGAAGTGTTTACAGTCTCTGTATACGCTGAATTTCCTTTCAACTCATAATAATATACTGTGCTTCCTGAAGGAAATGCGGTGATTTCTCCGCTGCCGTTTTTAGTGAAAGAACCTGTGTTAAAGTTCATAAAATAAACTCCTTGAAGTCCACCTATACTATCTTTACATACTTCGTTTCTTCCAGCTGATAAATTACAAGCCATATTATTATGTTTTAATTTTGTTAGTTAATTTAGATTAGTAAGCGCCGTAGAATACGATATCTTGTCCGATACCGAACTGAACACCTGCTGTATATCTCATAATCACTCTGTAATTTTGAGAACCATCAAGGTTAGCCATATCCAATACTCTTACTTCGTTGTGGTCAGATAATAAACCAGTACCGAAATACAAGTTAGATTTTTGAGCTGCTACGATTTTATCATCTCCCATACCAGGACATAATACTAAATCGATACCATTGAAGTTATAAGGCTTCTCACCGATTACGAATTGATTCTGATAACCGTTAGCACCGATGTTAGAAAGAGCTGTACCAGTTGAACTTATACCTGCAGTTGCTAATTGATAAGCTTTTGCAGTCTTTGTACCTACATAGATAACAAGGTCTTGCTTACCATAAACTGTTGTTGGAATAGTTTCAACTACTGATTGTAATTTAGAGATTACGTTTGCTGATGTAATAGAACCAGAGATGATAGCAGAACCGCTACCTGTTAATCTTGCTGGTAATACATCTGTTGCACCACCTACTGCTACTGAAGCAGATAAGATTTTTTGGAAACCATCAAACTGACCGTTTGTAGCTCCATTACCTTGCCAAATAGATTCTTCAACTGCCTGTGCTACGTTACCTGCTACATATGATACCAAGAAATCATTGAATGACTTTGGAATTTCATCGAATGCAGAGAAACCTAACTGTAATGCGTTCCATGAGTCTACGAACTCTTGCTTACACAATTGTAAGTTAACTTGGAATTCATCCGGAGTTAATATTCTTTCAGCGATAGATGCAGATGCTGCTGCGTTAAAGTCGCAGGATGCATCTTGAATAAGATTTGATAAAGAAAGTTTCTGAATTACGCTCTTAAACTTTACGTTTGGCATAATTGTGATTAACTTCTTATCAAGTGTGTTTGCAGAAAGCAATGCTGCAGCTATATAGCCACTTGCTGCTTCACCTGCGTATGTAGCTGGAGCCGTTAATTCTGGCATTGCTACAAATTTTTGTACTTGTTTCATTTTAATCCTTTTTTAAATAAGTTATAAATTGTTTAATTATATAATTTTGATAAGAAAGCCGTTTGATAATTTTCTACTTTCTGACCATAATTTTTTCTGTTTTGTTCTACTGCGAACTTCAATGGATTATCTTCAACAGGAGCACCATCTAATTTTGGAAGTTCTTCTTCTGCCATCTTTTCTTCTTCTGGCATTTTATCTACTACTTCCTCTTTTACTTTCTCCATGTCCATCATCTTCTTTTCCATTTCTTCGATTCTGTAAGCCATTTCTTCGATTTTCTTTTTCATATCACCCATATCGATTGACTCTTCTTCATTCTCACCCAAAGGTTTACCATCAGTTTCAGGCATGTCTTCAGTAGCTTCTTCGGTTACTTCAGCCATCATTGTACCATCTTTAACTTGTCCTTTAAGGTCAGGCATTACATTTTCTTTATCTTCGTTTCCGACAGATGGGATTGGTTCTGCTTTTACTGTTTCAGCATCTGCCAATTCTACGTTTTCTCTTTCAGCGATTACACCATCTTTGGTCATCACTTTGATACGATTTTCATTACCGCTCTCATCTTTTAACATTAATTCATGTTCTCCATCAGGAGCAGGGGATTTAGTACCATCTTCTGATACTATTTCTAATTTTTCACCTACGTCAAATGTTGGTGATTCTACGATAGTTCCATCAGCTAATTTAGCATATGTTAATGCTACTTCTTCTACTGAAAGGAATTCAACTATCTTGCTTAATACTTTCTTTGCGTTCATATTAATTTTGATTTATATTATTAAAAACAATGTTTCTTAAATTTATAGTAATTTTTTTGTTAAGGTAATTGGTATCTTATTATTAATACTCCATTTCCACCTCTTGCACCTACATTAGGATTACCGGCTCTATCACCTCCGCCACCACCACCAAATCCATTAATTGCATTTGTAGCATTATCATTATATTTTGCACCATTACCTGCATTAGTTCCGCCTACACCACCTTGAGCAAATGGATTTGCCGCAGAACCTCCACCGCCACCTGAACCATATACAGATGGGGTTCCATCAAAGTTATAAGTTAAACCTTCTCCTCCATTAGCACCATTAGGTATAGTACTTGGTGGGCAGAATGCAGACGAACCCGTTTGTAGTGCGCCACCACCTCCTCCACCTGCAGTATTATTAAGACCTCCACAATTTCCACTATCAGCTCCTGGTGAATTAAATTGTGGTTCTCCTGATGTTCCATTTGCAAACCCACCACTGACATAATAAAGTAAGTTGTATGCACTCAATGCAGTAGGTTTTCCGTTTTCATTTGCAGTACCACCTGCTCCAACAGTTACATTATAATTTCCTCTTAACAATCTTACAGGTATAACATCAACTCCTCCTCCGCCTCCACCGTTTCCAGCATTATTACTACCAGTAAATCCACCTCCACCACCTGCAACCAATAATAAATCTACATTAGCACCACCTGCTACATTTAAGTTAAAACTACCTGTTGCAAATTTGATAAATCCATAATTGATTGAGCCTGATGTGAATGAGCCTGAAGTAGCACCAATAGCAGTTGCTATCAGTTCCCCTCCAATTGCTGAACCCACAAATGCCGTTGGTGTAAATCTCATTATCCTAAATTGTTAATAGATGTTGCATATAATTTAGTAGTATCGTAACTAATAAAGGTTACAATATCTTCCGAACCGCTGATTGTAGTTGGAACATAGTTTGCTCCTGCAGGGAATTTGAATGTAGAATTATATGATACAGAGCCCGTTCCAATAGATGGTTGTGTTACTAAAAGATTTATAGTTTGGCCTGGTCTAATATTACTTGCTGCTAAATGTGTAGTACTGCCTGATACTAAAGTAAGTGTATAGAAGTTACCTAAAGATAAATCCATACTTGCTGTTTGAGATGCAATACTCATTGATACTACATTACCATAAGCAGAGCCTGTTATTGTGAATGAGCCTGTAATGGTTTGATTTCCTATAAATGCATTAGAGCCTGTTGTTGCATATGAACCTGTAAAAGATGATATTGTATTTATTCTACCATTTATAATAGAGTCCGATGCGGATACTGATGCAGATAATGCCGCAACAGATGAAGATATTTGTGAATCATTTGATGCTGTATAAGCATTGAATGATGATGTGTTTAACTTTGTATCTATGTTAGCCTGTAATACTGATGCTGATTGGTCTAATTCACCTTGTGTTGCATATCCACCACTTAATGATGATGATAGGTTTAATAATTCAACCAATGATGCAGTCACACTTGCATTAATAGTATTTTGTGAACTTGTATATGAATTTAAATTACTTACAGATGTATTAACACTTGCCGAAGTAGTTTCTAAATTATTTAATCTTACATTTGTTGATGCAGTATATGGATTCATAATCGCTACATAAGCATCAAATGAACTAGTGTTTAGTTTTGCATTATCAGAACTAAATGTTAGAGTTGCAATAGGCCCTCCTACATTCGCTACCAATGATGCTGAAAAGAATGTACCAGGTCCAACTAAATTTATTCTTGTTGATGTTCCTAATGTTACTCCGTTAGATTGTATTTGTACTATTGAACTTGTATATGCAAAGAATGATGCTGTTTGTACACCTAATAAAGAAATACTATTATTTGCTGATTGTGTAAAACTATTAACACCACTATTGATTACTAATTGCGATTGGGTAAATGAGTTAAGTG